GCGCCAACTGGAGAATGACAATGGGATGGACCAAGCGCCAATTTATCGAGCAGGCCTTCGACGAGATCGGACTGGCCTCCTACGCCTTTGACCTCGGGCCAGAGCAAATGCAATCTGCCCTCCGGCGCTTGGACACCCAGATGGCCGCATGGAACGCCCTGGGCATCCGCCTCGGCTACCCTCTGCCATCTAGCCCCCAGGACAGCGATCTGGACGAGCAGACCAACGTGCCCGACAGCTCCAACGAGGCTATCTACACCAACCTGGCGATCAAGCTCGGCCCGTCCTACGGCAAGCAGGTCATGCCCGACACCAAGGCCACGGCCAAGGAGTCCTACAACACGCTTCTGTCACGCGCAGCCATGCCAGTGCAGCAACAACTGCCCAGCACCATGCCAGCAGGCGCAGGCAACAAGCCTTGGCGCGTCTACGACAACCCCTTCATCCGTCCGCCCGTCGATCCAGTCCTGGCCGGTCAAGATGGCCCCATCGAATTCAACTGAGGAACCAACATGCCAACCATCAACCAGCTCTCGGGCATCAGCCAGGTATCTGGCGGCGATCTCTTGCCGGTCTACGTCTCCAACAACGGCGACGCTCGCAAGGTCTCGATCAGCCAGCTGCTGCAATACTTCCAGCAAGTCTTTGCAGCCCCCACCGTGGCCACCAACCTGTACACCCCTGGCACTGGCTTCAACATCACCGTGCCCACGCCCACCAGCGAACAGCAGTGGATGATCTTGCAGCCTGCCGGAACTCTGGCCGCTGGCACAGTCACCCTGCCCCTGAACACTGGCGTGCCAGACGGCACACAGGTGCTGGTCACCTCCACCCAGATCATCACTAGCTTCACGCTGGCCTTGAACGGCGCAGCAGCAGCCTTCGGCGCACCTACCACCCTGGCCGCCAATGCCTTCTTCACAATGCGCTTCTACCAGGCCACCAATAGCTGGTATCGCGTCGCCTAAGCCATGGCCACCAAAGACACACGCCTTGCCCGTGCCGGGGTCTCGGGCTACAACAAGCCCAAGGCCACCCCGAGCCACCCCACCAAAAGCCACGTTGTCGTGGCCAAGTCGGGCGACCAGATCAAGACCATTCGCTTCGGTCAGCAAGGCGTCAAAGGCTCACCCAAAAAAGAGGGAGAGTCAAAAGCGTCCAAGGCCCGGCGCGAATCATTCATGGCCAGACATGCCGAAAACATTGCCAAGGGCAAGATGAGCGCGGCATACTGGGCGGCAAAAGAAAAGTGGTGAGCTGAATGCAAATCCAAATCCTTAACGGCATCTATGCCGACACCACTCCAGAACTGCGCACGGCCTACCCTGTCAACATGGTTCCAGTGCCAAAGAAGTCAGGCATCAGCAACGGATTTCTGCGCCCTGGTGACGGCATCGTGGCCAACGGCACAGGCCCAGGCACAGATCGCGGCGGCATCAATTGGAACGGCGTCTGCTACCGGGTCATGGGCACAAAGCTGGTGTCCGTGTCCGACACAGGCGCTGTGACAGTTTTGGGTGATGTTGGCGGCCCCACCACAGAGCTGGTGACCATGGACTACAGTTTCGAGCTGCTGGCCATTGCCTCAGGTGGCCGTTTGTACTTTTGGAATCCGGTCACGTCCACACTGACACAAAACACAGATCCAGATCTTGGAATCGTGCTGGACGTGGCCTGGGTTGATGGCTACTTCATGACCACCGACGGTGAGTTTCTCATCGTCACCGAGCTGACAGACCCCTTGCAGGTTAACCCGCTGAAATACGGAAGTTCAGAGGTGGACCCAGATCCAGTGATCGCGCTCATCAAGCTGCGAAACGAGATATACGCCCTCAACAGCAACACCATCGAGGTGTTTGACAACGTAGGCGGTGAGCTGTTTCCCTTCGCACGCATCGACGGCGCTCAGATCCAAAAAGGTTGCCTCGGCACGCAGGCCTGCTGTGTCTACTTGGAGCGCCTCGCCTTCTTGGGCGGTGGCCGCAACGAAGCCCCAGGCATTTATGTTGGCGCAGCAGCCACCACCCAAAAGATCAGCACGCAGGAAATCGACAACCTTCTCCTGACCTACACAGAGGCGCAGCTGGTCAAGACTAAGCTGGAAGCACGCAACGACAAGAATCACCAACACCTCTATGTCCATCTTCCAGATCGCACCATCGTCTATGACGCATCGGCATCCGAGGCGCTTGGCGAACAGGTCTGGTTCACCCTCACCAGCACCGTGGTTGGCTTCAGCCAATACCGCGCACGCAATCTGGTCTGGTGCTACGACAAGTGGCTGGTGGGTGACCCTCAAAGCAGCTCCATTGGTTATCTGGTGCAAGACACCGGCCACCACTGGGGCCAGCAAGTGCGCTGGGAATTCGGCACGATCATCGCCTACAACGAAGGCAATGGCGCGATCTTCAACCGTCTGGAGCTGGTCAGCTTGACCGGGAGCGTGGCCTTGGGCACAAACCCACAGATCAGCACAAGCTACAGCGTCAACGGCGTCGCATGGAGTCAGGACAAAAGCGTTGCAGTCGGAACCATAGGCAACACTGTCAAGCGTATCGCATGGTTTCAGCAGGGCCATATGCGAAACTGGCGCATCCAGCGCTTTCGTGGCGACAGCGATGCACATCTCTCCTTCATCCGCCTTGAGGCACAGATCGAGGCATTGGCATACTGATGGCCACCGCACCACAATCCCGCAGGCTCAACCTCACCCGCGACCAGCTCGCGGCGTTCCTGACCGACCAGCAGCAGATCAGGCAGTTTGAGCTGCTGTTTTCTGCCGTCGATCAGCTTCAGGTCATCGTAGGGACTGATTTCGAGTACCAGGCAGACACAGCAGCGGCCACCGCAAATGAGGCACTGGCCCAGATCAGCAGGCTTGCTCAGTCCTTGGAGTTGTTGGCCACAGCGCCAGTCGTTGAGAACAACAATTCGGTGGTGACGGATTACATCGACTTTGATGCAAAAGCACCACACGTAGACCGCATCCGCAGGATGGCATGGAATGGCGATGACCAGACCATCGAGATCGGCATGGAGTACGGAGTCATCCAGCAAATCGGCATGGAGACATACGCTAGGGTGGAGAACACCACCGGAGTGACTATCCCGAATGGCACGGTGGTCGGCTTTGTTGGCGTCGGCGCAAACAATACGCTGTCGGTCGCCCCTTACTTGGCCGATGGATCAACGCCTACGCTCTACATCTTAGGCGTGATGACGCACGACTTGCCGGACAGCGGCGAGGTCGGTTATTGCACAGTCTGGGGCCATGTGCGTGATGTTGACACCAGTGCATTCAGCATCGGTGATGTGCTTTATGCCTCCCCCACAGTCGCAGGCGCATTCACGGCCACCAAGCCCACAGCACCTGACAACGTGGTGCCAGTGGCTGCGGTGCTCAAAGTCGGCACAACGGATGGCGAAGTCTTTGTCCGCCCCACCATAGAGCAGCAGCAATACTACGGCCAGTTTCTCAAGACCACAGACCAAAGCCCTGCCGCCACCAACACGGCATACGGCATCACCTTCGACAGCACGCCAATTGCTAACGGCATCAGCATCGGGACACCAGCATCGCGCATTGTCGTGTCTGAGTCTGGTCTCTACAACTTTGCGGCCACCTACCAACTCACATCCACCAGCAGCAGCACCAAGAACATTTGGCTTTGGTTTCGTGTCAATGGAACTGATGTTGCAAACTCGTCGATTCTGATTACCCTCAGCAGCAACAACGAATACAAAGCGGTCGCTCGTAGTGACTTTTTCTCACTGGATGCCAACCAGTACGTCGAACTGATGTGGGCAGCAGACTCCACAGCTGTTACGCTGGACGCTGTAGCATCCACAGCGTTCGCACCAGGCTCGCCAGCCCTCATCCTGGCCGTCACTCAAGTTCAACAATAAGGTGAAACCATGACCGTATCCATCAAGGTGCTGATCCCAGCAAAGCAGGCAGAAAACGCCCAAACCACGCAGTACACAGCCACCAACTGCAAAGCGATCATCGACAAATTCACGATCACCAACACCAGCTCAGGCAACGTCACGATCAGCGTCAACTTGGTGACATCTGGAGGAAGCCCTGGAGCGTCCAATTTGATCGTGGACACCCGCGCCATTGCACCCGATGAGACCTACACCTGCCCAGAGTTGGTCGGCCAAGCGCTCGAACCTGGCGGCTACATCAGCACCATCGCCAGCGCAGCCACCTCGCTGACCATCCGCGCCTCTGGCCGCGAAATCGTGTAAAGGAGAAAACAGCATGGACAAATTCATGATGATGCCCAAGGGCTTCATGGGCCTGCCGGTCGAAGAGGAATTCATCACCGCAGCCGAGAACAAGAAGAACACCAAGGTCGTGATCGACGACTGGATGCTCGGCCCAGAAAACCCCAGCAACGAGCCCACAGCCAATAAGGTGTATTGGGTTGCGCTTGGCAAGGCCATGCAAGTGGACGAGAAAGAAGCCCGTCGTCGTCGCTGCAGCAACTGCGAGTATTACGACAACAGCACCATGACCCAGGCTAAGATGGAGCGCATCCCGCGCAACGATTGGGACACAGACGCTGGTTTCCGTGGCTACTGCAACAAATTCGACTTCATCTGCCACGACCTGCGCTCCTGCCAGGCCTGGGAAGAGCGCGAATTCGAGATGGATTGAACAGGCCATGCAAATGTGGGACAATCTGGCCGCTGAGTCACCAAAGCCGCCAGCAGCTTGCCCTAAACAGGAGTTGCACATGCCGGTCGTCACTGAGGGAATCACAAAAGGCCATCTCCTTGAGGTCTATTCTGATCCGTACATCACCAAAGTCGGACACGACCACCGACCAGCCGCGCACATTGACCACCCTCTCGTTACCTACTTGTCCGCATGGACTGGCAAGACATTTGCTGGCGCATTTATGGCGGTACGATTTACCCCCATCGAAATCGAGTTGCACGCACTTTTGAAGCGGTCGGCCATCAAGCATTCACGCGCCCTCGGTAATGCCTGTTTGCAGTGGGCATTTGCCCAACCCATTCAGCGCGTCACTGCTTACATCATTGAGGGCTTGGAGGCGGCCAAAAACTACTGCCTGAAGCTCGGCTTTAAAGAAGAAGGCCGCAGACGCGCAGCGTGTATGCAGGGCGGCATTGTCAAAGACGTTTATGTGCTGGGCATGACCCGGCTGGATTGGAGTTCAAGATGAGTTTTATCGGTGATTTTCTTGGTGACACGATTGGCGGCATCACTGGAGCAAAGCAAGCTGGTGAAGCAGCAGAACGTGCTGGGCAAACTCAAGCGGCAGCAGCAGAAAAAGGCATAGAAGAACAGCGCAGACAGTTTGATGCGCTGGTCGAGCTGATGGCTCCTTATGTCACAGCTGGCACTGGAGCAATGGGCCAACAGCAAGCCCTGATCGGTTTGCAAGGTGCCGAAGCACAAAAGCAAGCCATACAAGGTTTCGAGCAATCGCCACTGTTTCAGGCTATGACTCAACAGGGTGAGAATGCCATTCTTCAAAATGCATCGGCCACTGGCGGTCTGCGCGGCGGAAACGTACAAGCGGCATTGGCGCAGTTTCGTCCCCAAGCTCTCAACGCTCTGATTGAGCAACAATACGGACGCCTTGGAGGGCTGTCCACAATGGGTCAAGCATCCGCAGCAGGGCAAGCCTCATCTGGAATGCAGTCTGCCAGCAATATCGGCAATCTCTTGGCCAACCAGGGTGCAGCCTTGGCTGGCGGCATTATGGGACAAGGCGGCATCGCACGCCAGACATTTGGTGATGTTCTCAACATTGCAAAAACAGCAGCACAAATGGCTGGCGCTGGTGGAGGCGGCGGCGGCGGCGGTGGAAATATGTTTAGCGACCGCCGTCTCAAGAAAAACATCAAGCAAATCGGCATACGCGCCGACGGCCTAAACGTCTATGAGTTCGATTACATCTGGGGCGGAGGACGTCAAGTCGGCTTGATGGCCCAAGAAGTCCAAGCCATCTACCCGAACGCTGTTTCAGAATCTGGCGGCTACCTCATGGTCGATTACAGCAAGGTTTAAAAACATGGCAATCAATCCACTACAAGCGCCCATCAATTACATGGCTATGACTCCCCAGGTAGACCTTGGGAAATCATTTTCTGAGCTTGGCCAAGTTTTAGCGCAACGCCAACAGCAGCAACAAGCGCAAGAAGTCAAACAGCAATTTGCCAATGACTTGCAAGCAGCACAAACAGACGGCTCGCAAAAAGCATGGCTTGGCATGATTGCCAAGTACCCGCAATTCCGTGAAGCCTTTGGCGATGTCCGCAAAGGCGTTGGCGAAGAACGCCTGAAAAACGAGTTCACACAGGGCTTTGAGATCTCCAACGCAATGGAAGCGAAAGATTTCCCCGCTGCCATTAACCGCACAAAACTTTTGATCGAAGCCAAGAAAAATTCAGGTGAACCAACCAAAATTTATGAAGACGTTTTAGGCGCACTCGAAAGAGGCGACTTTGCCGCTGCTCAGTCTGGCGCAAATTTATCACTTGCAGTCCTTGACCCAGACCGATATGAGAAATCGGTGAAGGCAAGGACAACAGCAGCAGCAGCCCCAGCAGAGTTGCGTCAAAAACTTGCAACAGCTGATACAGCCGAAGCCGAAGCCAGAGTGAAAATGGAGACGGCACCAGACGACATTGCAAAAGCCAAAGCAACACGCGAATTTGAGCAGGCCAAAGCCTTCAAAGAGCAAGTCGATGCAAAGTATGCAGAACAAGTGGCCAAGGATGCCATTAAAAAGCGTGCTGCTGATCTTGGCTTGACCACAGCCCAGACAAACCAGGCTTTAGCCACCACACGCAAACTGAACACTGAGATTCAAAAAGCAGCCGTAGAACTTGAAGCGCTCAAGGCCACTGGTGGGCGCGATCCAGAGAAAACATTTGCTCAAGAAGAAAAGATTCGCAAAGAATGGCAAGGCCGTAGCAAGATGTATGGAGAACTTCAGGGCACGTTTAACAACATCAAGGCATCGGCAGACACAGGTAACGGCCCTGGAGACATTGCACTGATAACCAGCTTCATGAAGATGCTTGATCCAGGATCAGTGGTACGCGAGACAGAATTCGCCACCGCACGCGATACAGCCGGACTGTTTACGCAGTTGCAAAACAGGCTGGAGAAAGCCAAAAACGGTCAGCTCCTAAACCCTACGCAACGCGCCGAATATGTCGCCCTGTCTCAGAAATACTTGGACTCGGCGCAGAAAAAAGCCAACCAGGAAAAGAAGGACTTGGGCATCGTGGTCAAAAACTACAAGCTCAACCCAGAGAACGTGTTTGGAGCGGAACAAGCACCACCACCACCATTGCCAACCAGTGCGACTGTTGGAGGCCAAACTTACCAAAGACCGGCCAGCTTCACTGATGCACAATGGCGCGACTATCTCAAAGCCAACGGGGTGATCCAATGAGTCCTGAAGAATGGCTGAAGCAACAACCACCACAGACGTTCAATGTCCAAACTGGCGAAGGAAGAAATGTTGAGGTTGATGTAAGGTTTCCCACGGCGGAAGAATCAGCCGCGCCAGCGCCACAATCGCGCTCAATGCCAGCGACACCCGGCGTCACTCCCATGTCGCCAGAGCAATGGCTTGCCTCACAGCAGCCAGCACCAGAAACCACGGTTAAAGGCCTAGCAGATGCGGCCACCAGGGGCTTGGCACTTCCAGCCGCAGGCGCTGCGCTTGGCGCGGCCATAGGCGCTCCATTCGCAGGCGTTGGCGCAATCCCTGGCGCTGTCGCAGGTGCTGGTGCGGCTACCTTGGCAGGACTGGTTGCAGATCCGATCGTAGGCTCGATCAACAGCATGTTTGGCACAACCTACACGCTGCCTACCGACGCGCTACAAGACCTGCTCACCCGTGTCGGCGTGGCCGAGCCCAGAACAGCAGCCGAGCGCATCGTCCAGACCACCGCAGCAGGCGCTGGCACAGCTGGTGGCAGCGTAGCCCTTGGCAAAACATTACAGTCCGCTGCTGGCCCTGTTACGCAAGGCGTAGGCCGCCTCATGGCAGCAGCCCCAGGCCTTCAAGTTGCCAGTGGTGCATCAGCAGGCGCAGCAGGCCAGACAGCCAAGGAAATGGGCGCAGGCACAGGTGGACAAATTGCCGCAACACTTGCAGGCGGCTTACTGCCTGCCGCCCCCCAAATCGTCAAGGCTGCAACCCAAGCGGCAGCCAAAGCCGTTGCACCCAGCGGCGCAGGCATCCGGGAACAGATCGAGCCAACATTCAAAGAATCGGTGCAAAGCATCAAGGCCACCGTGGGCGAGAAGATCGCGCCAGAGAATCAGCGCATCATCAAAAGCCAATTGGCCCAAACCCCTGATTCTGTTGACCTGGTGAACGTCCGGCTTTCAGGCACGCAAGTCGTGCCAGACAACGAGGCTGCATCGGCCATCAAGCAAGGCTGGAAAGATGGCACGGTGGCCAGCATCAAGGCGGCCACAGACAAAGACCGCAACGCCATGACCAAGATGCTAAACGTCTTCAAGATGGGCGAGAAGAGCGACAAATTCAGGGCCATGAACAGGCCAGCCGACATCCTTGGCGACACCGTGCAAACTCGCGTGGACTTCTTGGCTAATGCCAACCAGCAAGCAGGCAAAGCCATCGACCGCATCGCCAACACCAGACTGCGCGGCCAAACCGTAAATTATGATTCGGCCATCAATTCATTCTTGGATGAGCTGGGCGCAATGGGCGTCAAAGTCGAGCTGGATCAAAACGGCGTGGCCAAGGCGATCTTGCAAGGCTCAGACATCCAAGGCGACAAAGCAGCGCAACGCATCCTGAATACCGTGCTGGAGCGTCTCAGCACAGCCAAAGCCCCAGACGCTTACGGGGTGCACACAGCCAAGCGCTTCATCGACACCCAGGTCAACTACGGCAAGAAGAACTTGGCCAACCCACTGACAGCCCAGGCAGAACGCGCCCTCAAGAATCTGCGCCGCAATCTGAACCAATCGCTTGGCGAGAAGTTCCCGGTCTACAAGGCAGCCAACGAAAAGTATGACGACACCATCACGGCGCTTGACGACTTGCAACGAGCAGCAGGCACGCAGATTGACTTCGACTCACCAAACGCCAACAAAGCCCTCGGCACGGCCATGCGCAAGCTGACCAGCAACTACGGCACACGCGCCAACCTGATCGACTCACTCGACCAGGCCAACCAAGTGGCCAGCAAGTACGGCATGAAGTTGGACGACGACATCGTGAACCAGTTGATTTTTGTCAACGAGCTAGACCGCATGTTCGGCGCTGCTGCCGACACATCTCTCAAGGGCCAGATGTCCCAGGCTTTGGAAACAGGCGTGGACATTGCCAGGGGCGGAGCAGCAAGACGAGCAATTGAACTCCTCGCAGAGAAAGCAGAGGGTCTGCGCGGCATCAACAAGGAAAACGCCATCAAAGCGATGGAAGAGATCCTCAAACGCAAGGCCAACCCATGAAGCCCTCAACGCATTGCCACCCGTGCAGCCTTGAGCGACAATCCACCATCCAGGAGAACCAGTAAATGTCCGCACTCTCGATCCAAGTCCCTTTCCCGGTCTTTCAAGGCCGTGATGGGCAGCCACTGGAGAACGGTTACGTCTGGATTGGCGAACCGAATCTGAACCCACAGACCAATCCGGTCGTGGCCTACTTCGACGCAGCCCTTACCATTCCAGCAGCACAGCCACTGCGCACGCTCAACGGCTACATTTCACGCGCCGGCACACCAGCCCAGATCTACGTCAGTGGCGTGAACTTCAGCATCCTTGTGCAGGACAGCAAAGGCTCGATGGTCTACAACTTCCCGGACGGCACAGGCATCAGTCTAGACGCTTGCGGCATTACTTACGACCCACCATTCACTGACTCCGTGCCATACCCGGTTTGCGAGAAGCTCTCCCAGACAGTCAGCGTTAAAGACTTTGGCGCTACGGGTGATGGCTCGACAGACGACACCACCGCAATTCAGACTGCGATCACACAAGCTGCTGCTGCTGGCAAGTCTTTGTTTTTCCCCAACGGAACGTACTTGATTGCAAGCCTTACGGTGCCCGCAAATTCGTACTTGTACGGTGAGAGTCAAGAAGGCGTGATTCTTCGCAAAACTGGCACCACTGACGTTAACCTAATCACTTGTTCTGGCGGCAATCAAGTCATTCGTCAAATGACGCTCGACAACATGAGCGTCACAAGGCAACAGATTCTTTCGCTTGGAAACGGAAGCGACATCCTTGTCAGCCGAGTAACGTTTCTGAACGCCAGTTTGCAACGATGGACTGTGCGTGGAGATTGGAACATCCCCGTTTCTAACATCGAAGTTTCCGACTGCTATTTTGAAAACTGTTTGTACGGTTGCATTTTGTTCTTGGCTACAGTTGAAGGGCACAAGAACATCACAATGTCCCGCAATACTTTTACAAATTGCGGTTCCACGATCATCGGATTGCACAGTCAGACCACGAAAAGATGGGCGGCTACGTCAAATGTGGATGTCAGCTACAACAAAATGATTAACCTTGCCAATTCTGGCACTTACGGCCCACTTCCTATCGAAATCTGGGGCGTGTACGGGTTCACTTGTATCGGCAATTACATGGACAGCGGCACTCGCGGTCTAACTGGTGGGGCTTGGAACATCAACGGTGTTATCTCAAACAACACTGTGATGAATCAAACCTTGTACGGTGTTGAGGCTGGGCCATCCATCAACATGGAAGTGTCCAACAATACATTCTTGAACTGCCGGACTGCAATTTCGTTCACAGATTCAGTAAATGAAAACTACGTTGAAAACTACAGGTTTGTGAACAACGTAATTATGGGTGGGCCGTCTACGTATACGGTTGGCTCAGATTGTGTTGCAACAGTAGGTTCGTACCCATACAAAAACATTGTCATTTCAGGCAACAATTTTTACGACCCTACGTTCTTGCGCACGGTCATTCGTGTGACCGCTTCACAGGAAGCACCGATCATTACGTTCGCCGGTTCTGGAACTGGTGCAATCGCTTCTGCAACACTTAAAGCCATCTCGGGTCGAGCAATTTACGGAGGCCGTGGCTACACAGCGCCAACGCTTACCGTGGACGGCGGTGACGGTTCGGGCATGTCGCTTACAGCCACAGTCACGGATGGCGCTATTACGGCAGTCAACGTTGTAAGTGCCGGTACTGGTTACACAACTGAACCAACCATCATGGTGACCGATGCCACAGGTACGGGTGCCATCCTTGACTTGTCGATGGGCATTGATGCTGTCACCATCATTGACGGTGGCTCTGGTTATGTCTCCCCAACTGTAACCATTACCAACAACGGCGGTGTCGGGTTTACAGGCACTGTTACTGAGTCGGCGGGTGTGATCACTGGCGTGACAGTAACAGCGCCCGGCAACTATTTTGGCCGAGAAGGCGTTGTAGAAATTTCAGACAACCACATTCAACTTAAGTCTCAGTACTCTGCTGAAACAGGCATCAACGTCTCTGGCGGAAAAGTTCAAGTAAAGAACAACTACATTTTGTCTGATAGACATTTGGCAAACCTTGTAGGTGTTCAAGGATTTCTCTTAATTTCAATCGAGGCGGTTGTTACAAATGGGACAAACAACCCGATTTTCGATGTGTCAAACAACACTATCATTTGTACCAACACCTATGACGGCGCGATCACAACGTATTACGCTATTGGCAACGTATCGCCTGCTGGTAAGTATTACGGCCACATCATCCGTGACAACTACATTGAGGGTAATTTTAGAGGCGGTGTGATTGTTGATGCGTCCAATGCTGATCCAATCATCTTCAACAACAACACCATCAACACCACATTGACGGGCACTTACAGCCGCAAGACCTCTTACTCCAACACGATCCTGACCGCATCTGCTACAGCAGCACCAGTGGCGGGAACGTGGCGTAGGGGTGACATTGTGAAAAACTCGACCCCGACAGTCGGACAGCCGCAAGGATGGGTTTGCACTGTTGCTGGAACTCCCGGAACTTGGGAAAGCCAAGGCAACCTGTAATAGGATACGACAATGGCAACATACTTTTGGGTCGGCGGCTCTGGGACTTGGAACAACGCCAGCACGACAAACTGGGCTGTTTTGACTGGTGGTCCGGGTGGTTTTGGACCACCCATCGTTGGCGATACCGTCAACTTTGACAGCAACAGTGGAACAGCCGCAACCGTAACAGTTGCGTCCACTGCTGCCTGTACAACTTGCGTCATCAACAAATCTGACATCAACCTTTCATTGTCGGGCAATGTCACATTTGCTGGCATTACGACATTTACTGCTGGAACGATAACGCTGAACAACAACACGTTCACTGCGGCTTTTTTCGGTTCAAATAACAGCAACACCCGCTCGATTGCATTTGGCACAGGCCAAATCAATTTAACGGGCAACGGCGGTACTGTTTGGGGGCTTAACACGGCAACAAACTTCAGTTACACCGGCACTCCTACTGTCAATTTCACCTATGCTGGATCGACTGGTTCGCGCACAATTAACCACGGCGGTACGGCTGGTGGAACAGAGGCAAACGCTGTCAATTTGAACGTGACAGCGGGTTCAGATGGTTTTAACTTTTCCAACGCTGGAATTGTAAAAAACGTGAACTTCACTGGGTTTTCCGGTACTGTGTCAAATTTTTTCACGTACATCTGCGGCGACATCACATTGTCGTCAGGGATGACACTGACTGCTGGCGCAAATCCTTTTTACTTCAACGCAACATCAGGAACGCAGAGAATTACAAGCAACGGAAAGACACTTGATTTTCCGATCAACTTTGAAGGCGTTGGTGGTACATACGCACTGCAAGACAACCTGACAATCGGATCGACTCGTGCAGTCGCTCTGAACAACGGTGCATTGGACTTGACCGGCAACAGTGGAAATTGGACTCTGACCGCTGGTTCTTTTAACTCTCAAAGTACAACATCAAGATCGGTTACTTTCGGCACCGGAAAGATTGTTTTGACCGGAAACGGAGCTACGATTTTCTCGACCAGAAACATCACAAACTTCTCTTGCACTGGCTCCAAACGTGTTGAACTGACATACGCTGGCTCAACTGGTACGCGAATCGTTCGAAGTGGTGATCTTGGTGGAACAGCGACTGCCGACAACACTGTTGACATCTTTGTCACAGCCGGTTCGGACACCGTTGACTTCTTCACCAACGCCACGACAACCGCCGTTCGTTCACTCGACACAACCGGGTTTTCCGGCACTATCAGCGCCAATGCTTTTCGACTTTTCGGCAGTCTGACGCTTTCCGCAACTACAGTGTTTACTGGATCAGCGAATGCAATCTCGTTCATCTCCACATCTGCTGGCAACACCATCACCACCAACGGTGTGACAGTTGATCGAGCACTGACGTTCAACGGTATCGGTGGCTCTTGGGCATTTCAAGACGCACTGACGCAGGGTTCAACAAGAGCATTCACCATCACCAATGGCACGCTGCAACTTAAAAACAGCACAACCAGCACCGTAGGCGCGTTTGCTACCAGCGGCACAAACCAGAAGTTTTTGCAATCGACGGTTGCAGGCACTCAGGCCACGCTGTCGCAAGCTGGCGGAACAGTCAACGCCAACAATTTAACAATCAAAGACATCAGCGCCATTGGCGGCGCGACTTGGAACGCTTACACCACCAATAGCAACGTGGATGCAGGCAACAACCTGGGATGGGATTTCTCACTCCAGATCGGTCGATGTATTTATACTCGACGAAAAAATAAACGAATTCTTCCTTAAGGAGTCATCATGGCCACCAACTCGCAAATCGCTTTTACCCCCCTCGGCAACACCATTGCTGTCGCTGCGGCTGCCACAGCTCCAGCAGGCATCCAAGCCCCAGTTTTCACAAAGTTTGACCCGCAAAGCGCAGGCCAATATCGCTTTGTCAATGGTGGCGTCAATACAGTATTTATTGGCACAGGAGCAACAGCAGCAGAGGCCACAGCCAATGCAGTCGCTCCAGTCGGCGGAACGCCTTCAGAGGCCATCCCACTCTTGCCTGGCGCTGTCGAGATCATTCGCTTCAACAAGGACACCTTCTTCAGTGGATTCGCTGCCTCTGGCACTACTGTCTACGTCACGCCCGGCCAGGGCATCTAAATGCTGGAGGCCGAAGTCATGGCGGATGGAGAAATCGACCTGGTCAAGTACGGCGTGCTTTGGCAAAAAGTCCAGGACATGGACAAGAAGGTTGACAAGATGGAGCGCAACGTCGAGGAGCTGCTCGCGCTCGCCAACAAAGGGCGCGGCGGCTTCTGGATGGGCATGACCATCGCGTCATCGGTCGGCGCTTTTGTGGCGTGGATTGCTGGTCACATGAAAGCCTAAGCCATGCTCGCTGAGTTGGCCGCAGCGAACGCAGCCTTCGCAGTCATCAAAGGCGCACTTGCCAATGGCAAAGAGTTGCACCAGCTCGGCTCTCGCGTCTTTGACTACTTTGACAACAAGGCCAAGATCCAGGAGAACGCCACCAAGAAGGGTGGCGGCTCTGACCTCGCTGAGTTCATGGCGCTTGAGCAACTCAGGCAGCAGGAAGAAGAACTGCGTGAGCGCATGGTCTACGCTGGCAGACCCGGAATGTGGGGAGACTGGCAGAACTTCCAAGCCGCTGCTGCCAGAAAGCGCAGAGAAGCCAAAGAAGCAGCCCAACGCGAGAAGGCCCGTAGAGCAGCACGTCTCGCACAGTTGACCGAGTACATTGCCCTTGGCATGGCGACCATTGTGCTGGCTGCTTTGATGGTCGGCGGTCTTGTCATCTACATGAAGCACCTGCGATGAGCGACGACAAGCTGAACGCCAACACCACCCTGGACAAGGTTCTGTCCTACGTGGATTCGCCCTTCAAGCTGTTCGCCATCCTCATCATGGGCGTGGTGGCCTTTGCTGGGTACTTCCTTTGGCAGAACCAGACCTTCATGCTGGACGCCTACAAAGAGTCAAAGAAGCTGCCAGAGATCAACACAGCCAGGACAGACGAGGCCAGCGCAGTCCTGTTCAAGCACACGGGAGCAGCCGTGGTCGCCATCTTCAAGGTGAACCCATTGTTCAACAGCCGGGTGTTGTATCGGGCTTACACCAAAGACGGCAGGGACAAAAGCATCGAGGACATTGATGTCGGTTTGTTTACCCACAGCACCGCGAACAATAACGATGTGGTCAAGCTCATGACCAACGAGATCCCGTGCGGAGAGTATCGTTACGCGCAGTCAGAGATCGGGCTCTGGTACATCGAGAAGGGCGTCACCTTCACCTGCCGGGTGAGCGTTCCACCAGACAGCCCCAGATTCGTCGGCCAGGTCACAGTCGGGTGGCCACAGCAACCAGAGAATCTGGAGCAGGCCAAATTCATGCTGGAGATCGCCAGCACAATGTTGACCAAAAGAGGAAATTGATGAACCTGAGTGACTTAAATCCACTGGCGGCCATTGGCGGAAAACTGATCGACCGATTCTTGCCAGATCCAGCAGCAGCCGCAGCTGCAAAGCAGGAGCTGGCGCAGATGCAGGAAAACGGCGAACTGGCGCGGATGGCGAACGACACCAAGGTGCTGGAAATCAACAACGCCAATACGGACAGTGCACGCGACATGAATGCAAAGGTGCAGGAGTCCACCAATGCCTCTTGGCTGGCCAAGAACACGGCCTATGCGCTCGACATCGGCATTGTTGCGGCCACCATCTTCTTGGCGTGGTTTGCCTTCATGAAGCGTGTCCCAGATGCCAACAAGGAGCTGGTCTACATGGCGCTTGGCTCGCTCATCACTATGTGCGGAACCGTACTGAACTTTCACCGTGGAAGCTCGCAAGGCTCCAAGGATAAGGGCGGCGAAATCCAAAAACTCAAGGACATGAAATGAACCTAACACCCAACTTCACCCTCGAAGAGCTGACAGCCAGCGAGACCGCAGAGCGAAACGGCTGGGACAACAGCCCCAACGATCAGGAGCTGGCCAACCTCACCAGGCTGGCAGACTTCTTGGAGCAGGTCAAAGTGGTCATGGGCGGCAAGCCCATCATGATCTCGTCAGGTCTGCGCACAAAAAAGGTCAACGACGCCGTTGGCAGCAAAGACACCAGCCAGCACCGTATCGGCTGCGCTGCCGACTTCAAGGTGCCAGGCATGACACCAGACCAAGTGGTCAAGGCCATCATCGCCAGTGGTATTGGCTACGATCAGGTCATCCGCGAGTTTGACCGCTGGACGCACATCAGCATCCCCAACAGCGAAGATACCAGCCCACGCAAGCAGGCTCTTATCATTGACAAGGCTGGCACCAGGCCTTACGCATAAACGGCGGCGCAGGCCACCAAGAAGGCCAGCCAGAGCATCCCCAAGATGCCCATGACAAACCACCAAGCAGCACGCCTGAGCATGTACCGCCACACAGACTGCGGCAACAGCTCAGGCCCGTGCACCTTCTTGCCGACCCTGGCCACACGCAAAGGGCAGTCCCGGCCCTGATTGCAGTTCCCATAATCGTCGCAGCAGTTCACGACGGCTCCTTGATCGTGGCCCATGCCACTTGGGCACATCGGGCGCACTGGTAGTGGTACTGGGTGCGATGTGGCGATGGGGTCAACAGCCAGCGGTGTTTACATTGGGTCATTTGTAAGTCTCCATGAATTTTAAGATCACGTTGGACCAGAAAGCCAAACCAGTGAAGGCGCAGAAGTGCCAGCAGGCTTGCATCCAGTGCGGTAAATTGTTCATGTGTTCCCCCTTGCTCGGATGGCGGCGGCAATTTCTTTCCCATGTTTGTACCAATCAGGGCCGCCAGCAAAAACATTTAGAGCAGGGTGTACGCCAAGCGTTTCTGCTTTCTTTGCACACGCCTCACGCTCATCAGCACGGACAAGGGCTTCAAAGGCTTTGAGTGGTTCTAACCATCCTTCGTATCGGCAAAGCGTGTCTTTTTCTGCGTCAATCCCAGCCTCACGGGCCATGTCTATTGTGTCTCTCATGGCTTCACCTCTTTCATTGCAGGATTTTCACCGTTTGGCCCTGTTGGTTTGTGCCATTGCATTCGACCCGGAACATTGGGCCTCCATGCTCCGCATCGGTAACACCAAACTATGTGTCCACCAGCAATAAGCCAAATTGATTTTCGATGATCGTGTCTCATGTGTTTTTCTCCTTGAGTTTGGCTTCGGTAGCATGGACAAGCCATTCTGTTCGTGCATAGTTCAACTGCATAATTTCATGGCGCTCCTCATCCGTCAGCCCAACCCATTGCCGCTGTGCTGCGGGTGGGGTGGTGCTGTCTTGCCAGTCCTGCACTCGTGCATCATCAAGCGACAAGCCGCGCATCTTGGCAAACTCCTTGATCGCATCCACTGCTGGTGATGCCTCATCCGCAGACGACAACATGATGCGCTTTGGTCGTGATGTAAGCCAGCCCATGAAATCAAACAGTGCGCCAGCAATTACGCCGTGGGACACATTTTGTGCCTTGTAAAGCTCGTCATATTTTGCATACAGCTTGGCGACATCACGCAGTGCAGGTGTGTCGTAGTCTGGGTGGATGCCATCACCCTCTTTCCAGTAACCAATCGCTGCGGTGCTAATGCCAGCCATCTGCAAGCGGTACTGTTCGCTGTCCTGAAGTGCTTGTTTTTTTTCCTCACGCAAAAGTTTATTTTCAATGCGCAACTGCCGTAATTCTTCGTTCATCGGTCTTCTCCATCAAAGTTTTCAATGTGTTCTTGCAGTTCGACGATGCGTGCTGTTTGGCGTTCCAGCATTGCGTCTTGGTCATGGATGCGGTGCTTCAAAGCACGTATGTCACCTGCCGTGTAAAAAGCCGCGCCTTTGTTGTTGATGCGGTTCTGCACCCATGCGTCAAGGCGAATGTCGTATTGAAAATAACCAAATGGCTCTGGCCCCACAGGCTCCTGCACAGGTGCTGCAAGGGTTTGCCTAATTGCGGTGACGGCCTTCATCAAATTTCGGGACGGGTATGCGGTAAACGCCAATTCCCATTCCAGTTCTTCCAACGCAACACGCAATTGTTTGCTAGTCATGCTTGCTCCTCAGTGGCCTTATGCAAATAGGCCGTCAGGCGCTTGATCTGCGCCTCGCGGTATTTGCACATGGACTCAGCGTATTCCCGCGCTGTCTGGGCCTCCAGCAGCCTGCGCTTGCTGTCCTCCAGCTCACGCAATGCCAGCGCCTCAGCACTCGGTGTGGTGTAGGCGTTCTTCATCCAGTTAACAAGCTTTCGAATCATGTCAGCTCCTCCGTGGCCATCTCATCGGCCATCTTTGCCCAATACGCCCTGGTTATCATGTCCAGCAAGATCCCAGCCTGGTCAAACTTGCGCTCGACCAGCATCTTGGCCATGACCATTTTCTCGTTGGTTGTGGCCTCGCCATAAGCCTCGCAGATGTTGAATCCATCCAGCGGGTCGCACGCCTCGCCATGCGTCAGCAGTTCAGCAGCTCGCGCCTCGATCGCAAAGGCCAGGCTCTCGGCCCGATCCTCATCATCTTGGCGGCTGTTCATCATCATGGTGTTCATGCAGCTCATGACGACCACCATGCCACCAGCAATGCGGCCATGCCGACACCAATTGCCAAAGCCAAGGCATAACCAGCCACTCGCTCCCAAAGCTGCTCTGTGCGGCCATAGTTCTGAATCCATGTGCAGTCTGCAAAATTACGGGGTGTTGTGGTGTTCTTCATGTCGGTCTCCTAAAAGGTGGGGCCAGTGGCCCCGGTTGATTAAGCGTCCAAGCGTGCAGGCAGCGGCTTGTAGATCGCCTTGGCTTCCAAGGTGAAGTACGCCTTTACCAAGATGTTGTTGTGGTTGAGCACACGGCCAGCAAAGGCGTTGCCGCGCTTGCAAACGCGCTCCATCTGGCGGCGTAACTCGGGGTCAAGGTAAGCGGAGATCACGTAGCCGTTGTTGGCCAGGGCCAGCTCGTTGTGTGCGTCTGCGAGGGTTTTGATGTTTGCCATGTCGGTTACTCCGGTTTGGTTTGTTGCGATGACTGAATCATAACATCATTTCCCACAATCTCACACAATTTATTTTATAAGGACAAACCCTTATAAGGCTGTCACCTCAACATCATGCGGCTTGCGCTTTCCCTCCAGCAGCTCATGCAGGCGCTTTTCAGTCAGGCGGTGGCAGCGAATCATGGTGCGTGCAGACAGCACATCTAGCAGCGCGGCGTAATCCTCCAGCACAGCACGCACGGCCTGGATACCTGCACCATCCAGCCGGATCGCAGCCCCAGCCAAATTGCGGCGGCCAGCCATGGCCAGCGCGGTGATCGCATCCATCAGCAGGCCAGACGAGTCCTCGCACACTTGCATGGTCTCGATCAAGGTCTCCATCAGATTGACCGCATCCGACACCACCCGCCAGTCGTCGGTTGTGGGGTGTTCGCCTTGCTCCATCGCGGCCAAGCCTTCGTACATGCGCGTCAGCTGGTGGCGGCGGTACTCCAATGGCAGCGGCTCGGTGGGGCTGGCCATCATCTCGTCGAGAATCGTGTAGTGCTTCAGCCTTTGGGCCGGGCGTTTCTTCCCGGCCTTCCTCACACGAACCCCCGCAGGTCAGGTGCTTTGTAGTCTTTGCCTTTGCCGATCTTGCCACCGGGCAGTATCACAGGCTTGCCGTCTTCCAACTTTGATTCATTGGAGGTCAACACCGCAGCATCAGCCCCAGGCTTGTCCATGCCGGCCAAGTAAGCCACGCCATTGCCTGTCACCTCGGTATCGCATAGCGCGTCCAGGGCATCCACCCGCAGGTGCGTTGGGATATAGACGAACTGCTCTCGGCGTTTCAGCTTTCCAGCAAACCACTCCAGATCGGTGTGCGTGCGCTCCAGCAACTTGCCGTAGCCCTCAGAGTCGCTTCGCAGCGCCCCCAGGAACTCGCAGAACTCCTCAAGGTGGCAGCCAATCTGCACGGACAAATTCTCGGTGTCCGGCTCTTTGCCGCAGGCCTTCAACCAGGCCTCGGTGCGTTCATAGTTCGTCATGCTTTCACCTTCTCAGACTGGCGTGCCAGCTCCAACTTGATGCAATGCAGGATCTGCGCGGCCAGCGTGCGGGTGTTTTCCTCGGCCATTTTCCGCAGCTCGATCTCCACATCCGCAGGCAGCCGCAACGTCATGTAGCGGTCTTTGATCTTGTCAGTGGACATCAGTCAGTCCCCCCAGCGTTGGAGATCGCCTCCTCGAACATATCCATGGTCGCGCCGGACCCAGCCAGCTCAATGGCCGTTCCGCTGGTCAGCAGGCTCACCAGATCATCCTGGCCAGCCACCTCGATGTCGAAACGGGTCTGGGCGGCGTATTTGATGGCTTGGGCCTGGTTGCTTGCGCGAATCAGGCGGTGCTTGTTGGTCTCCACGTCGGTGACCAGGTAGATGCGTGTGCTCATGGTTGCTCCTTAAAAATCAATGTCGTCGAAGTCCTCAAACCCAGACCCCTGCTGCTGCGCTGGCGCTGCCTGTTGCTTCGGCTTTGGCTCTGCTTGCTCACCACCGGCCACAAACTCCAGGTCTGCGATGCGTGCAGCCATCTTGCTGGCCTGCGTGCCGTCGCCTTTGGTGTAGGTCTGGATGTGCACATCCTCCAGGTAGGCCACGATCTGCTTGCCTTTGGTCAGGTATGGGGCGAGCGATTCCACCCGCTGTCCCCACAGCGATGCGTCAACCCACTGCGTTGGCCTTTTGCCGTCGTCACCTTTCTTGCCGTATGTAAACGCCAGCGAGACGTTGGCAACCGCTGCCCCGCCTGGTGTAAATCTAACTTCTGCATCGCGTCCAACGCGACAAATTCCGTGTGCTTTCATGGTTGACGTTTCCCTCTGATGTAAAGACCAACTGTTGATGAATCGATGCCAAGTTTTTCGCCGATGGCTTTGTATGAAAAGCCATTGGCTCTCAGTTCCAGGCATTGGCGCAGGCCATCTGCGTTTAATGCTTTGACGTGATTTCCTTGAAGATTTTTGAATGACGCTTTGTTCATTCTTCCTCTGCAAACCATGTCATTTGCATTTTGTTTTTGCGTTCCCTGCTCAAGGTGATTCGGGTTCACGCATGATGGGTTGTCGCATTTGTGGCGAATGACCATCCCATCGTTCAACGCTCCCTTGTGAATCAAATATGAAATTCGGTGTGCCTTGTATGGCGCTTTCCCTCTTTTGCTCGACAAAAATCCATAACCTTTGTTTTTTGCGCCATTCCAGTTCCAACACTCGTCATCGCCTGCAACGCTGACTTTTGGCCAAAATCTGTCAATCACATCTTGGCCGACCGTTGATGACTCACTGCATCTCATATCTGCTCCTTCAGTTTGTAGACCCGAACGACCCGAGCGTGGGCTGATGGGTGGGTTGCTTGACAGAATCCGATCGGCTCGAAGGCGTCACCCCTCAGAACCGCGCCCCAGGTGTTTGGGTGGTAGTTGTCCGGCAGCTCGATGAACTTCCGAACATCGTTGATGGTCACATGGCCAGCACGTTGCGCGATTGCCACCGCTGTGCTGCGTGCCTTGGCGATCCATTCCTCGCGGCCAATGGACACGCGAGCGATGCCTGCGTCGCGCAAGTCGCGCCCGTTCATGCTGCATCCTTGTAAGACTGGATGAACTCGACCTCGCGCTCGATGTCTCCGAGGAATTTGATCACCTCGATCTCCAACTCGTTGATGGCTTTCTCATCGCGCATCACCCGTCGAATGATGAGCTGGGCATTTTCTGGAAAATCTGGGTTGTAGGACACAAAGTCGCACCACTCGCGCTCGGCCACCCATAGCTGGCCCTGCACCTGCCAGCGGTAAGCCGATGGGCACTTGCCTGGCTCAAGGCGCAAATATTCCAAGTGCGTTTTTGGCATCGGGCACTTGTATTCGGTCATGCCGACATCTCCAACCAGGCCGTCAGGACTGACACCGACCTGCAGTGTGTCGTGCATGCAAAAACCGATCTCGGTGACCAGATGGCCTGTGTTGGCCTCGTAAGCCAGCCTGGCGAATGGCTCACGCTCAGTTCCTTGATCCATGGCAAATGTGGTCTTGAATTCTTCGCGCACCCCCGTGATGCGCTCCAAAGCCAAGGCCGTCAGGTAAGTGGCTCGGGTTGCCCCGCCACCCTTGGCCATGATGTCGCTGAACTTGGAGCCGGATGGCACGCCAACACGCGCCTGCTTCCACTCGTCGGTGCCTTGGTCTGCTGTGATGACTCTCATGCTGCTGCCCCTTGTGTGTCTGCTGTCTTGGCCGCCTTCTTGAGAGCTGGGCCTTGGGCTTGCCAAAAGGCTGCCTTGTGGGCTGACTTGGGCAGAGCCATGAACGAATCAGACAAAGCCTTCTCGCCTTGCATGGCCGCCTCGCGCATGGCTTGCAATGTCAACTCTTCATATTCTGGGTAACCGTCCAGCTGCTTCGGTGTTTTTTTGCTGGTGGCCTGGCCATCGTCGTCTTCTGGTGCAATTCCGCAGGCGGCCATCAGGCTGTAGCGGCGTGCATAGGTCAGGGCGCTGCCGTACCCTTGAGCGTCGTGTTTGACCGCTGGAACGTGCAATTTGCCTGCTGAGAACACCTCGCCAGATTCGTGAATGAAGAGGGTTTCAATCAAGATGCCAGATTCGCATTCGTGCGTCTGCTGCATCAGCATGATGCCGTTGTTGTTCAGGCCATCAATGACAGCCTCGACGCAATCGCCCAGATCCGCATACTTGGCCTTGAGGTGCGGGTTGTTCTTTGTCTTCAGAGCTGGTCCGAATTCGCGCTGGGCTTTCACCAGTGCTGCTGCTATTTGCTTGATTTCCATCGTGTTTACCTTTCGTGGTTGGTTGTGGTGAAACGTATCATACACCATTGCAAAATAATTTTATAAATTCATCAAAAATAAATTTTCTTGCTTGTTACAAATTTCTGTTATAGTCCAGCCCATGACAAAAGACGACACCTACTACCTTCAGGTCTACCACTTCGCCCACAAGCAGGCTGGCAGCTACGCAAAGCTGGCCAAAACCCTTGATGGTGTGAGTGGTCCTGCCGTGCAAGCCTGGGCCAAGAACGGCGTGGCGCACAAGTGGCGGCCAGTGCTGGAAAAGAAGTTCGGACTGGCTTTCCGAAAGCACTTGAACGAGCTGTTAGTCTAAAAGAATACGAGACCCGGCTAGGATGGGAGTTGCTACCCACCCGAAAAGCGAACCTCCCGCCTGCCGTCAGTCTTTTTTGGAGGGTTTGAGAGGAATTGCAATGAGCTTTGAACAATTTTGGGCAGCGTGGCCCAAGTCAATCCGCAAGGGCGGTAAATCCGTTTGCCTAGCACGCTGGAAAAAGGGCTTGTATGACGGCTGCGCTGACCAGATCGTCAAACATGTTGAATGGATGAAGACTACCGATCAGTGGCGAAAAGACAACGGCGCGTTCATCCCTGCCCCTTTGGTGTACTTGAACCAGCAACGCTGGGACGGTGCAGAGATTCCAGAGGGCTTTGTGGCCAACAAACCAGCGAGTGAGTACGTAGACCCGGCCCTGCAAAAGATCGCAGCAGACAGAGCAAAAGCAGCCCCAATGCCCGACCACATTCGTGAGCGACTGGCCCAGCTGAGGCGGATGTAAATTTTTTTTGCAAAGGGGCTTGCGGGCCCCTTTTTTTTGGTTAAAATAAAGTTGTTGCCGTAGGAAGCGACGAACCTGGAAGCCGTTTACACATGCTCTCGCCCTTGGTTTTTACTCTAGGGTTCCTACCGAGGGCAGCTGTAAACGGCTTTTTTGTTTTCAACTCTCTACATGGATGCCAGACCGAAGTTTGCTGGCACGAACAAGCCACTTAGAAGGCTATCCAACCCGCAACTCGACACAGGTAGACCGCATGAGAAGCCGCCGTAACTGTGTTTAAAGGCAACGGGGGAACCTTCCTAAGCCAAGCCCACATGAGTGACCCGCAAGGGGTGCAGGAACGGGCAGAAGGGCCGGTGATAGCCGGGTAATCCTGCAAGATGGTCAATCTATCAATAGACCATTCCGATGACTACGGGCGTGGCTCCAGTCGGGGTGATTTCACTAAGTTCAACTGACATCAGTTGTTCTTAGGTGAGTATTTCCCGAAAACCCTCAAGCGTTCACCAATCGGGGTAATTTTTTAAAGGAGTGAATCATGTTGGATTTTGAAAGCAAAGAACAGCCAAAGGTCAAATTTTGGGTTTCAGATCAGGGATACCTTTGCATAGAGCAAGAAAGCCTGGAATTTGGCCATCCAGTCACACACCTGCTTGGCCCTGACGCTGTTGACTTGCTGGCCGCAAACATTGAGGCCATTGTTGAAGCGCAAAGAAAAACATGGGCATAAAAAAAGCGCTGCATAGGGTAAACACCTGCAAAAAAATCTTATAATTGCGCTATGCTCACACATAACAAAATTTATGAGACTTTGCCAGCAATGCGAATCATCGAAACAACGGCCACACAGTGGAACGTACTCGTTCAAATGCGTGGAGTGCTGCTCAAGGCTGGTACTGAGCGCAAGGCCGGACAAGAGGCAAGCGGCGGCAATGCTGGCGGCGATCGAGCGATTTCCGGGCAACCCTGGCCGGGATCGCATCTTGGAATCCGTCCGCCAGGCATTGACGAAACCCCCCTCAGCCATGACGAGTGCTGGATCGCAGTCAGGGAGGGATTGACATGAATAAGATCGAATTTGGAGATTGCCGCGACACCATGCGGCGCTGGGCTACTAATGGCGTCAAAGTGCAGACCTGCGTGACCAGTCCGCCTTACTTCGGCCTGCGCGACTACGGGCACGAAGGGCAGATCGGGCTTGAGCAGACACCCGAGCAATACATCGCGGCCATGGTCGAGGTGTTCCGATGTGTGCGTGATGTGCTGGCTGACGATGGGACGCTATGGTTGAACATCGGGGATAGCTATGCGAGTGCAGGTGGTAGTCCAGGCCCAAGGAAAAGTGGCAACAACTTCGACAACCCGGTCGCTGGTGTGCAGCCGCGCCCAAGCGCTTTATCCATGAAGCCGAAAGACCTGATCGGCATCCCTTGGATGCTGGCCTTTGCCCTTCGCGCCGATGGCTGGTATCTGCGGCAGGACATCATCTGGCACAAGCCGAACCCCATGCCGGAGTCGGTGCGCGACCGCTGCACCAAGGCGCACGAGTACATTTTTTTGCTGTCAAAATCTGAGCGGTATTTCTATGACCACGAGGCCAGCAAGGAGCCTGCGGTCAGCGAGAAGCCAGCAGGCAACAAGCGTCACAAGTATGCCGACGCATACAACGCTGGCACCAGTGAGGAGCACCGCACCAAAGCTGGACTGCTGGCGCTAACTGGGGTGGAGTGGGAAACACGCAACCGACGCAGCGTCTGGACAGTTGCCACCAAGCCCTACAAGGGCGCTCACTTCGCCACGTTCCCGACTGCGCTGATAGAGCCATGTATCCTGGCTGGTAGCCGCCACGGCGACATCGTGCTTGATCCGTTTATGGGCAGCGGAACCACCGCAGCCGTGGCTTTGCAGCATGGTCGTCAGTACCTGGGCTGCGAACTGAATCCTGAATACGGCCCGTTGCAGCAAGAGCGCATCGAATGTGAACGAAACCTTTTCAATGAGGTTATGACATGCAACGCCTGACCATGACTATGTTCGAGCCTGTTCAAGCCCACAAAGCCCTGACGCAGACAATCTGGCCAGCAATCAAGGCCGCAATCATGGCTGGCCACCGCATTGTTGTAGAGGTCAAGCCAGAAACCCGCACCCTTCCACAGAACGCACGCCTTTGGGCCATGCTGACAGACGTTAGCAAACAGGTGGACTGGTACGGACGCAAGCTCACCCCAGAAAACTGGAAGGATGTGCTCACCGCAGCCTTGACCAAGCAAGACGTTGTTCCAGGCATTGATGGAGGCTTTGTTGTGCTCGGCAAGTCCACCAGCAAGATGACGAAATCTGAAATGGCCGAGCTTCAGGAGTTGATCGAGGCTTTTGGTGCACAGCAGGGCGTGAGATTTACCGCGCCTGAGTACGTTGACCCTGAGACTGGAGAGATCACATGAAACTTACAGAGGCAGACAAGGCAGGCATTTGGGCTTTGGTTTGGCTTTGGATTGCAGGCATCGGCGCATGGTTCACGATTGCTGCGATTGTCTGGGCGCACATCAAAAGGTGGTTTTTATGACACAAGAAGACATCATTGCACTGGCTCGTCAGGCTGGAATTGCAAAACATGGATTGGGTTGGACGTGCTGGGAGGGACAGCTTGAACGCTTTGCCACTCTTGTTGAAGAACGCACACACACCAAGAACAAGGCCCGTTGGTATCAGGAAGGCGTGGAGGCCGAAAGAGAGGCCTGCGCGCAAACCATTGAATCCCTTCCTGGTTACTCTCAGTATTACCCCCATGTTCCAGACATTATTCGAGAAAGAAGCAGCACATGACAGTAAAAGCGCAAGACCATCCAGATTACGTTGGTGGCTGGATATGGACAAATCTTGAATTGACATACATCAATTACAAAATTCAAAAAGCAGTTGCTGCTGAGCGAGAGGCCTGCGCAAAACTGGCAGAGGAGCCCTATGAGTTCACCAGCGAAGAAGCCCACAAAATCGCAGCATCCATCCGAGCAAGAGCAAATGACGTCCTCTGACTATTGCAAACGCTGCAATGCCCCACACGCGCCAGCAATCAAAGTACTGGCCCGGTGCGGCCCATGCTCTGTCATCAACGGCAAATTACCGCCGACTAAGTTCATCAAAAAAGCCAAGGAGACAAAATGAGAAAGAGCCTGCACCTGACAACCGAGTTTTTTCCACGGAAGTGGCCGTGCTTTGCTTTTGGATTTTTTTCTGGCGGCAACGAATTTGTATTGCACCTGTATCTGATCTGTTTCCGTATTCGGTGGGGGTATTGATTATGAGCAAACTCAAAACCCTCACCATACCAAACCACCACAAGGTAAACGCCAAGGCGGTCCTGAATGAGGCCATTGACGAAGAACCGGATACTGCGATCGTGCTTTCATTCTGGTACGACAAAGGCCAATTCAAGATCAAGACATCCTCAACACCGGACCGGCTTGCGCTGATTGGGATGCTGGAAGAGGCGAAGGCCAAAGTCATTTCAGACGGGTACGCATCATGACAACTACTCATGTCCGATCGGTCATGAAGTCGGTCATTGCCGTGGGCTTGGACCCGACCGAAATGCAGTGGTTTGACATTTCAGGCGCTGACCTGTCGACCGGCATCAAGATCGACAATCTGACAACCCACCGGCCACCGTTTGAGAAAAGCCTGGTGCTCTGGGCTGGGCAGACGGCAAACCATCAACACTACGAAATGGAAATGCTTGTCGCTGGGGATGACCCCGAGGAAGGCATTGTCATCGACTTGAGCAAAGGGACTCCCGGAAATTTCACCACGTTCCCACCGATGGTTTACGCCATTGTGGATGGCCAGATCAAGTACGGCCCGGTCGATGAGGGCCAAGACCTGCCCAGAGATTTGGCCGAGATCATGCTGGCCACCATGTCCAAGTGGCTGGAAAGCATGGACACCGGCTGCGATTGTTATCAGCCAGTGATAACTGACACCTTCACGAACAGGCGCAAAATCGCTGCAGGCAAAACGCCGACCTACGACTGGCGCACCGTCAAGATCGGCCCAAAGACCGCCAGAGGAGAATCGAAAGGTGGCACACACGCATCACCCAGGCTGCACGACCGTCGCGGCCACATTCGCAGACTGGCCAGCGGAAAAAACGTCTGGGTCAAGGCTTGCAAGGTTGGCGATGCCAGCCTGGGCGCTGTGTTTCACGATTATGAGATCGAGGCAAAATGACCAAACCCGCAAAGTGCAAGCTCTGCAAGTGCGCCTACACCAAGACCAGGCCACTGCAAACAGTGTGCAGCGCACCATGCGCCCTTGTGCTGGCCAGGCAAGCCTCAGACAAGGCCCAGGCCAAGGAGCAGGCAAAAGATCGCAAGGAAACCCGTCAAAAGCTGGACGCAATGCAAACCAAGCCCCAGCTCACCAAGAAAGCGCAGACAGCCTTCAATTCCTTCATTCGGGCAAGAGATGCGGGTAAACCCTGTATTTCCTGCGGCACGCCACTGAGCAACGAGCCCAACACCTACGATGCCGGACACTACCGATCAGTCGGCAGTGCACCGCACATGAGGTTTGTGGAGGACAACTGCCATGGCCAATGCAAGCACTGCAACAACTATTTGGCCGGAAACCATGTGGAATACCGACAGCGTCTGATCGAACGAATCGGCCTCCAAGCCGTGGAACGCATCGAGCGCGATAACACGGTGCGCAAATATTCTCACGAAGGCCTGATCGAACTGGCCAAATACTATCGGGCAGCAGCGTCCGCAATGAAGAAGCGCGAAACGGTCAGCTAATTGATTTGCAACAAAATATTGCAATAACGTAGAATCAAACCATCACCAAAAGGAGTACCCCGTGAAAACCCTATTCACAATCGCAGCCCTGCTGCTGTCTTTTGCAGTCCAAGCCCAAACCACCACTCGATGCGTGAGAAACTGGGATGGCAGTGTCACCTGCACAACTACAAAGAGCAGTTGGTAATGATGGCCGCAAAAAAGGCAACAAAGACTGAAAAGCCAACAAAGCCAGAGAGAGACAAAGACGCCATCTGCCAAGCTGTCCTGCAAGGCATGAGAGACGGCCTGAGCGCTTTTAAATCCTGCCAAAAAGCAGGGGTTCCACAAAGCACGTTCAACCGATGGGTGGATGCTGACGCGAAACTTGCGGAAGACTACGCGCACGCGAGGGAAGATCTGATCGAACGCATGGCGCAAGAGGTTCTTGAACTGGCCGACAGTGATGTCCCAGAGACTGGCGAAGGGAAAAAAGACTGGCAGGCGATCCAAAAGCACAAACTGCAAGTCGACACCCGAAAATGGCTGCTGTCCAAGCTGGCCCCCAAGAAGTACGGCGACAAGCTGGAGGTGTCTGGCGACCCCGCCAACCCGCTGGTGCAACGCATTGAGCGAGTGGTCGTGAAGGCATGAGTGTCTTGCAACTCCCCACCCCCGAGTGGGCCTTGCCACTTCTGGACCCCAGCCGCTACAAAGGTGCATGGGGTGGCCGTGGCTCCGGCAAATCCCATATGTTTGCCGAGCTCATGATCGAGGCCCACATCATGGACCAGAAGCGGCGCTCGGTTTGCGTGCGCGAGATCCAGAAGTCGCTGAACCAATCCGTCAAGCGCCTGCTTGAAACCAAGATCGAGGCCATGAATGCCGGGGCCTACTTCGAGGTGCAAGATGCCGTCATCAAGTCCCGCAAGGGCGACGGGGCGATCATCTTTCAGGGCATGCAGAACCACACCGCAGACAGCATCAAGTCGCTGGAGGGCTACGACTGCGCCTGGGTGGAAGAAGCCCAAAGCCTCAGCCAGACCAGCCTTGACCTGCTCCGGCCCACCATCCGCAAGCCAGAGTCCGAGCTCTGGTTTACCTGGAACCCGCGCCTGCAATCCGACCCGGTTGACCACCTGCTCCGTGGCCCAACGCCACCCAAGGACGCCCAGGTCTTGAAGGTCAACTTCACCGACAATCCTTGGTTTCCAGACGTCCTGCGCGACGAAATGGAATACGACAAACGCCGCGACCCAGACAAATACCAGCACGTTTGGATGGGTGGGTATGTCACCAATAGCAATACCAGAGTGTTCAAAAACTGGAAAGTCGAGGAGTTTGAAGCACCGCCTGACGCCATTCACCGGCTCGGCGCTGACTGGGGTTTCGCAGTTGACCCCACCACCCTGGTGCGCTGCCACATCATAGGACGCAGCCTATACATCGACTATGAGGCCTACATGGTCGGCTGCGAGATCGTGAACACCCCAGAGCTGTTCATGACCGTGCCCGAAGCCGAGAAGTGGCCCATCGTGGCCGACTCAGCCAGGCCAGAGACCATCAGCCACATGAAGCGCAACGGCTTCCCCAAGATCATGACTGCGGTCAAAGGGCCAAGATCAGTGGAGGAAGGCATCGAGTTCCTCAAGAACTACGACATTGTTGTCCACCCTCGCTGCATCCACACCATCGACGAGCTCACCCTCTACAGCTACAAGACCGACCCCCTCACGGGCAAGATCCTGCCAGTGCTGGAGGACAAGAAAAACCACGTTATCGACGCCCTGCGCTATGCCTGCGAAGCCGTCCGCCGGGCTGGTGCATCAAAACCCGCCATCTTCACCCCTTTGCCAAATGTGAAGAAGTGGTGAGACAATCGCACAAATTGAGGAAATCCCCATGGCCCGAATGAGCAACGACCAACGCCTCGCCAACCTGCACGCAGAAGCCCTGGCGCAGTTTGATGACGTACAGACAGCCCTCCGCGACGAGCGCCTGCAATGCCTCCAGGACCGGCGCTTTTACTCGCTGGCAGGCAGCCAGTGGGAAGGCCCACTCTGGGACTTGTACGAGAACAAGCCCAAGTTCGAGGTCAACAAGATTATGCTCTCGGTGATTCGCATCATCAACGAGTACAGAAACAACAGAATTACGGTCGATTACGTCAGCAAAGACGGCCAGGAAAACGACAAGCTGGCCGAGGTTTGCGACGGTCTGTATCGTGCAGACGAGCAGGCATCCGTCGCAGATGAGGCCTACGACAACGCTTTTGAGGAAGCAGTCGGAGGCGGCATCGGCGCATGGCGTTTGCGCACAGTCTACGAAGACGAGGAGAACGACGAAGACGACCGCCAGCGCATCAGGATCGAGCCCATCTTCGACGCTGACAGCTCGGTGTTCTTCGACCTCGGGGCCAAGCGCCAGGACAAGTCCGACGCCAAGTATTGCTACGTCGTCACCAGCATGACCCGCCAGGCCTACAAAGACACCTGGGGCGACGATCCAACCGACTGGCCAAAGATCATCCACCAGTACGAGTTCGACTGGTGCACACCTGATGTGGTCTATGTGGCCGAATACTACAAGGTCGAGGAAAAGACCGAGACCATCCGCATCTTCCAGAACATCGCAGGCGAAGAGGAACGCTACACCCAGCAAGACTTCGCCAACGACGAGACCCTGGAAGAAACCCTTGCGGCCATCGGCACGGTCGAGATCCGCCAGAAGCGCGTCAAGCGCAAGCGCGTGCACAAATACATCATGTCCGGCGGCAGGGTCTTGGAGGATGCAGGCTACATCGCAGGCAAGTGCATCCCCATCGTGGTCGTGTACGGCAAGCGCTGGTTCGTTGACAACATCGAGCGCTGCATGGGCCACGTCCGCTTGGCCAAAGACGCCCAGCGCCTCAAGAACATGCAGCTTTCCAAGCTGGGTGAGATCTCAGCACTGTCATCGGTGGAAAAGCCCATCCTGACCCCTGAGCAGGTCGCAGGCCACCAGGTCATGTGGTCCGAGGACAACCTCAAGGACTATCCGTATCTGCTCATCAACCCGATCACAGACCAGAACGGCAACCAGGCCGTGTCGGGCCCGGTGGCCTACACCCGCGCCCCCAACATCCCACCGGCCATGGCCGCCCTGCTGCAAGTCACAGAAGCCGACATGCAGGACATCTTGGGCAATCCCCAAGGCGCAGACAAGATGGTCAGCGGCATGTCAGGCAAAGCCGTGGAGATGATCCAGACTCGCGTTGACATGCAGGCCTTCATTTACATGTCCAACTTTGCCAAGGGCATGAAGCGCTGCGGCGAGATCTGGCTTTCCATGGCCAAAGAGGTCTACATCGAAGACAAGCGCAAGATGAAGACCATCGCCCCCACAGGCGAGGCTGGAATGGTTGAACTCATGAAACCGGCCATTGACCAGGAAACAGGCGCTGTTGTGATGGAAAACGACCTGTCCAGCGCCACCTTTGACGTCGTGGCCGAGGTCGGCCCATCCAGCACCAGCAGACGCGAGGCCACAGTCCGCGCCATCACAGGCCTGTTGCAGATGACCACAGACCCAGAGACCGCCCAGGTCTTGACCGCAGCCGCCATGATGAACATGGAAGGCGAGGGTTTGTCCGAACTCAACGCACACGCCAGAAAGAAACTCCTGCGCATGGGCGTGGTCAAGCCCACCGATGCCGAGGCCCAGGAACTCATGGCCGAGATGCAAGGCCAGCCGCAAGACCCGAACGCGATGTACCTGCAAGCCGCAGCCGAGGAAGCCACAGCCAAAGCAGCCCAGGCTCGAGCCACCACCGTCAAGACCATCGCAGACGCAGAACTCAGCCGGGCCAAAACTGTCGAAACCCTCAGCAACGTGGACATGGATTCTCAAGACCACGCGCTGAACTTAGCGGAACAAATCGGCGGCTTTGTCCAGCAACAAGCACAACCAGTTGTCAATCAACCCACAATTGAGTGACAATTGCACACACGGTATCCACCCAGCCGTTTCAATGGGTGAGTTTCACAGGGTCAACGATGAACACACAGGCAGATCAGGAGATCGAAACCACAGACGACGACACCGCAGTCATCGAGGATGAGGCCACCGAGCAGCCCGAGGAGCAATCCGACGGTGAGCAGGCCCAAGCCCCAGAAGAAAGCGACGAATCCGACGAGGTTGTAGTCTCCATTGGTGAGGAAGCGCCACCTCCCGAAGAACCAGCACACGCACCCGAATGGGTCCGAGAGCTACGCAAGACGAACCGAGAACTCCAGCGCCAAAACCGCGAACTTCAAACTAAGCTGCAAACCACCGCACAGACTGAGACCAAGCCGGCCGTGCTGGGGCCAAAGCCCAAGTTGGAAGATCACGACTACGACGCCGAGAAGTTCGAGGAAGCACTGGCCACTTGGTTTGAGCGCAAGCGACAAGCCGACGAAGCCAACGCCAAGCAAGAAGCTGAAGTTATGAATCAGCAAAAAGCCTGGCAAGCCAAACTGGATGGCTACGGCAAGGCGAAAGCCGAGCTGCGAGTCAAAGACTTTGACGACGCCGAGGCCGTGGCCCAGGAGCTGTTCAACGTCACCCAGCAAGGCGTCATGCTGCAAGGTGCGGACAATCCCGCTCTCGTCGTCTACGCACTCGGAAAAAACCCCAAGAAGGCGCAAGAGCTGGCCGCCATCAAAGACCCCGTAAAGTTTGCCTTTGCGGTAGCGAAACTGGAGAAAGACTTGAAAGTTACCAACCGCAAGGCAGCCCCGCCGCCCG